GAGCTTTGACCACATTGAGTTTAGTACTTTATCGACAATCGCTTGATTGTATTTTTTGTTAAGCTTTAGCTTATGTTGTTTTATATTCATATTATTATTATCTATTAGTTATCGTATTTAGTTTGTTTTATTTGCACTCGTGTTTGTAGAAATCATTAATAAAACCGTGAGTTTCATCTAGTAATTCATAGTAATACTCTGCATACTCTTCATCAATTCTATCATTAGCAACATCTTGAGTGATCCACTCTTGCATATCTTCAATATTATTCATAGCGTGAACTAATTGAGTTGAGTAGTAAACTTCAGTACCATCTTTTTCTGTTGGTGTAGTAAATAGAGAACTAGCTACTCCAAGTGTCATTATTATTTTATTCATATTATTTATTTATTGTTTAAGACTACTTACGTAGTTTCGAGTATTAAACTCTCGTCAGTTAAACTTAGTTTGTTATGTAAGCTAATAATATAACTATTATTGCTGTTAATAAAAAGTAACCTAGTACTTCAAATCCATCTGTTGTAAAGTCAGTTTTCTTTTTCATAATATTTGATTTAGTATTTCGTAAACATCATCTTGTTGTGATTTATCTAGTGACATAAAGACACCATTAGCCTCACCAGGATAATTGAGTACATGATTTATAGATTGTTGAGTCATTTCTGTTTGATGAACATACTTGTCCATTTCGTCAAAAGCTTTTTGCCATGACCAGTTTGAAGGAGAATTTGAGTGATACATATTATTTATATTTATTAGTTATTATTATTATCTTACGACTATCGTAATTAGTTTGTGCTGAGTAATATGTTCGTGTTATTTATAGTCGTTAAAGTATTACTATCAACGTCGACTTTTAGTTTTAAGACTGAGTACTTAATTCTCTACAGAATTTTGGAACAGTATTACTATTTGTATAAGATTTGTACTGTTGGAAACATTGCATTTCTTCAAACTTTTGTTGAAATGTTGAGTAAATTTCATCATGATCATAAGTGAATGTGACTTCTTTCTTATTAGTAAATGTAATTACTGTATTTGTACCGAGTAAAGATTTTCTTATTACAAATCTTTTTGTTGTTAAGTTATTAGTTTTCATAGTTTATATTTATTTATTTAGTTATTATTATTATCTTGTTAGTGTCGTATTTAGTTTGTAAGAGTGTTATTTTATTTAGTTATTATTATTAGTTGTTAAGTCCTACACATGAGTTCTCAGTATCTTACCCTGAATAACTCAGATGTTTTAATTAATTAGTTTATATTTAACTTATTTAGTTAGTATATATTAATTTCATTAAAGTATTAATTAACATTTGTTCATCTTCAATTGAATTATATTCGCAATCAATTTCTACAAATTCATTTACTTGTTTTTGTATTTCTTTTTTACTTACATAGTTTGATTCAAATTGAAAGTGGTTTATAGTATCGTCATTAAAGTATTTCATGTTATTTATTTATTAGTTACATATATATTATCTAAACTATGTCGTATATAGTTTGTAATAGTAAAAGCTAAAATATCCTAGAATCTCGGTGGAATTCTCGGACGCAATATCGTATCGCAAATTCGCATATATGCAAAACAAAATCGTGAAAACGATGGGAACCCCAAAATTTAAAACTGAATTTGGTTTAAAAAACAAAATAAAATTTCAATATTGCAGTACTTTACTTATATACATCTAAAAAAGGTGACATTTACCCCCTAGAGCTATAGAATAAGGGGCATTTGTCACCCTTTGTTATAAGTTTTAATTGTAGTTAAGTAGGTAAAAACGAGTAATTCTATGTAATACCTTATATTAAGGTAATTACTTAAAAATATTAAAAAATAAAATCATGATGAAAAATAAAAAAGCAGCTGGAGCAGTTAAAAAAATGGCTAAAGGTGTTAAAGATGCTGACACTAAAGATATGCCAGTAATAGATAGAGAAAAAGACGCTATGAATAAAGACGGAGCTTCAAAAGCTTTTAAAGATAAAACTAGAGGCGGTCAAAGAAGAGCTCTTAAAAGAGCTAATAAAAGAAAGTACGGAAAAGGAGAAGCTGGAAAAGCTAAAAAAGCGGCTGAAATAGCTAAAGAAGCAGCACTTGGTGATATGGAAATGATGGGGGTGTCAATGTACGGTAAAAAACACGGGTCTTCTATGTACGGTAAAAAGCATGGATCTTCTATGTATGGCAAAAAGCACGGGTCTTCTATGAACGCATACCAAGATAAAGAAGCATCGATGGATGACTATTCTCATGAGAAAAAATTAAAAGCAGACGGAAGATATGAAGCTGCACATGGTAAAATGGCTAATGCTAAAAATGACTTCAATCACGCACATGCTTTAAAGAAAGACGCAAAGCACGATGCTAAAGGCAGACACTCTATCATGAAGCACATGAGAGGTTTTAAATAATGAGTTTAAAAACTAACAGGTACGGAGCAAGTCAAAGAAATGGGCTTACTCCTGGTGGTAAGACAAATAGGTCAATGACTAATTTAGGTAATAAGACTATTAATGCTGCTGCTAATTCAAACCAAAAGCCACAATACACTGGATCAGGTGATAATTACAGAGATGCGAATAATAATAAAGTTTCAGGACTTCAAGTTGATGAAGGTAGATTGTCTTCTGTTGTTAGAAAATCGCCTGAAAGACCTCACGTTGTAGCTAGCCCTGGCGCTCTTAAAAATCAAGGTGGTATAACTGAAAAGCTTTATTTAGATGGTAAGCCTGAAATGAAAGCAATGAGAAGAGGTGAAAAGCTTATTCCTGCCAAGAAAGCAATGGGTAGAATGGCTACTCCTGTAAAATCGACAATGAGAGGTGAAAAGCTTATTCCTGTCAAGAAAGCGATGAAAACCGCTGGTAAACTAACTCCTGCTAAGACAGCGATGAAGACCGATAGTAAACCCGCTGGTAAACTAACTCCTGCTAAAACAGAAATGAAACACGAAAAACTCACTCCTGCAGTAAAAATTAATCCAAAAGCAAAAGGCAGAACTATGAGTGATAGAAAATTTAACAGAATAGATAGAAAACTTAATAAATAAATTATGCCTATAATATATACATTTCCTTCAAAAGGTACTCCTGTACTAGCGGATCAAGTTTTAATATCAGACTCCCAAGACGGAGAAGCTACTAAAAACGCTACAATATCATCGATAAAAGATACTATTGATGTAGTTGATCGAATTACAGCAGGTTCTGGAATATCTGTATCAAATGCTACTGGTAACATAACTATAGGAAATACAGGTGTGTTGTCTTTAACAGCTGGAACTAACATATCTTTATCTGGCTCTACCGGCGCTATTACAGTATCTTCCTTAAGTGTTGGTGGATCTGGAACAGCTAATAAAATAACAAAATGGTCTGCTAATGGAAGTGATATAGAAAATTCTATAATAACTGAAGACCCTGGAGGACCAGGAATAATTGTAGCAGGCAACGTGTCAGTTGCATCTGGTAGCTATATATCTACTCCAAGTATTTTAGATGGGTCTGGAGAACTTGGAAGTGCTAATCAAGTTTTAAGCGCTGGGTCTAGTGGAAGTTCTATTGAATGGACTTCAACTTTCAAAGGTGATTTAAACGGTACGATAAATACAGCAACTACAGGAGTTACACAAGCTAACGCAGTAGACAACACAACAATAGCCACTACAGCTTATGTAAATAACAAAATAGGTTTAATACCTGCTGGATTAGAATATTCTGGAACTTGGAACGCTTTTAATAACACTCCAGCATTGGCAAGTGGTGTAGGCACAACAGGTGCATTTTATATAGTTTCAACTCCAGGTTCAACTAATTTAGATGGAATTACAGACTGGAAAGTTGGTGACTGGGCTATATTTGTAGAATCAGGAGCTACTGATGCTTGGCAAAAAGTAGATAACTCTTCTGTGTTAAATGGATCTGGCACTGGACAAAAAGTATCTTTGTGGTCAGGATCTGGAACATCGGTAACTTTAACGGATTCAATAATGACTCAAAATCCATCTGGTGGACTTTTTGCAGGTCAATATATTGATATTTCAGGAAGTGGTGGGATATCAGCCAGTCAGTTCAACATAGGCGGAAAATTATTAGATGGTAATAATTTTCAAGGAATTGATGGATATGTATTATCTAGCACAACTGTAGGCTCAAACAGAAAAACTGCATGGGTTCCTCCTTTGACTGCCGCAACTACAACTAATTTAGGTGGTGTAAAAACTGTCGGGCAATTTGGAGGCAGTTACATAGGAAATCCAATTACAACTACATCAGGTAGAAACTATGGTATTGCAATAACAAGTGCAGATAGCAAACTTTTAGTTAATGTTCCTTGGACAGACACAACTTACACCGCTGGTAGTAATATTTCTATATCAGGAACTAATGTTATATCGGCTTCTGTAACAAACTTACCTGTTGCCACTCAATCTGCTTTAGGTGGTATAAAAAGTCATCTTAATTACGGATCTCAAGTTACAGTTAATTCCATTACAAGTACAGGTTCAAGATTCTATGGTGTTGTAATTAATGATGATGATAAAGCAATGGTAAACGTACCTTGGACAGATACTGGTACAACATACACAGCTGGCACAGGGCTTACTCTAACTGGTACAGTTTTTAATGCCAATACTGTTGGTACTCAAAGCCAGGTAGCAGTCAGCGCCAGTTCTACATCCCTAAGGTCGTATCCTATTCAAACAGGAGCTGCTAGTGGTGCTTCAGGCAGTAATCATCTAGTGGTAAATGTACCTTGGACAGATACAAATACAACATACCAAGCTGGTACTAATATTGATATAGATGGAAGTAATGTTATATCGGCTACTATTCCATTAGCAAGTAGTGCAGTTATAGGTGGTTTTAAATTACTTACTAATACAACTGGTACAGCTCCTAGTTTTGTCACCACTACTGCAAATAGAAACTATGCAATACAAAGAGATTCTAATGGAAAAGCAATGGTAAACGTACCTTGGACAGGTACAAATTTTACAGCCGGCACAGGTCTTACTTTAGACGGTACAGTGTTTAATGCTAATGTTGGTGAAACTACTCAAACACAAGCGGCTAATTCAGCTACAGATACTCAACTTAGAACTTACGAAATTCAAGTTAATAGTAGTGACGATTTAGTAGTAAACGTTCCTTGGGTAGACACAAATACTACTCCCCAAGCAACAGCAACTACTATAGGTGGTATGAAAATATTCTCTGATGCAGTTACAGTGGCTGCTAATCCAAGAACAAATACTGCTAGCAGATCTTACGGTATTCAAATAAACGCTGGTGGTGCAGGACAGGTTAATGTTCCTTGGACAGATACAACTCCAACTGCATCAGCAAGTATTATAGGTGGTATTAGATTAGCTACTAATACTGTTGCTACTAGTCAGAATGGTATCTCTACAACTGCAAATAGAAACTATGGACTACAAATAGATTCTAATTCAAGAGGGGTTATTAACGTTCCTTGGACAGATACAACTTATACCACGGCAACAAGCAGTACATTAGGTTTAGTTCAAATAGGATATTCTGAAAATGGTAAAAATTATCCTGTAGAACTACTTAATGATCAAATGTTTGTTAATGTACCTTGGACAGATACAACATATACCGCAGCTACAAGTAGTACATTAGGCTTGGTTAAAATAGGTTTTACTCAAGCAGCTAAAAATTATCCAGTTCAGCTATTTAATGAGCAAGCTTATGTTAATGTACCTTGGGCAGATACAAATACAACTTACACCGCTGGCACAGGTCTTACTTTGAGTGGTACAGTGTTTAATGTTGATGTTGCCACTTCAGGTGTTTTAGGTGGTATAAAAAGTCATCTTAATTACGTATCTCAAGTTACAGTTAATTCCATTACGACTACATCTTCAAGAAACTATGGTATTACTCTGAATGCTGACGATAAAGCAATGGTAAACGTACCTTGGACAGATACGGTTACTCCTACAGTAACAGCATCACAAGGTTTAACAAAAACTTCAAATAATATTACTTTAGATATAGCAGATCCTACAACTGGATGGGCTATTCTTGGTGGCGGTCCAGGAGCATCAACATCAGTCATAGGTGGTTATGCAGGTACTAATGCAACTGGAAACAAAAACTTTGGTATAACTAATTTTACCCAACCTTCTACTGTAACAAGCGCAAATAACAACGTAGCTATAGGATTTGACTCTATGGGAACTTCCGTAACAACTGCATCTAATAATGTAGTTATTGGATCAACCGCTGGATCTAGTATGACAACAGCCCTTGATGCCGTTTTAATTGGACAAGACGCTGGCAAAGGTATAACTACTGGAGGAGAAAATACTATAATTGGGGCAAACGCTGGTGAAACTATAACTACTGGTAGTAGAAATACTATAATTGGAAGTGGAGCCATTGCTGGAACTGGAGCTGGTTCAGCATTCGCGACCGTTGTAGGTCGAGACGCTTCAGCAACTAGCTCATCAGTAGCTGTAGGTTCAGGAGCAATTGTTGCTGGAGCTACTGGCGTAGCGGTAGGTGATGTAGCGAGCACCGCGTCAAACGCTCTAAATGGAATAGCTTTAGGTAAGGGAGCTCAAGCAACACTGCGAGGAACAGTAGGAAATGTAGCTATAGGTAGTTCAGCTAATCCAGTTAGTTTAACTGAACCAGCAGAATTTTCTGAGGAATTTGAGTATTTAAATGTAACTATAAACGGAAGTCAATACTATATAAGATTATACAAGGCAGCAGAATAAAAAAACTAAATAACCGAATTATCAAGTGATAATATAAATAACCAACGTTTAACTTAAAACCAAAATACAATGACGTTTTTATATACCAGCACTAATACGTGGTCTAGTGCACCACAACCAACAGAAGATACCATTAAATATTGGAAACATATTTCAAGTAAGAAAAACTGGAGAATAGTTCAATTACCTAATGGATTTTTACAAACCGAATATAATAGCATTGACAATCCAGAAGTATGGATCGATGTTACCAGAAGAGAAACACTAGGTGGAGCAGAACAAGCAATAGATGCATCTATTGAACATTATGCTAAAAAGCTAGAGTTTACCAAAGGACCGAAAGTAATTAAAACCTTCGAGTAATATTCAAAATCAATTATATCAAATTAAATTAAATGCAAGAATTAAAGTTAGTTAAAAATCTGGCTTTTGGTGATGGTGCCAGAAGTCAGATATTAACTGGGGTAGAAAAACTTACTAATGCAGTAGGGTCTACTTTAGGAGCAAGTGGTAAATGTGTTATATTAGAAGATGCTAATGGCATGCCACAGATAACAAAAGATGGAGTAACAGTAGCTAATGCAGTTACATTACAAGATTCTTTAGAAAATATTGGAGCTACGTTAATAAAGCAAGCAGCACAAAGAACAGTATCAGATGCAGGTGACGGTACTACGACTGCTACAGTATTAGCAAAAGCTATTTTAGATGAAGCTTATAAACACAGTGAACTAGATACTTCAAGAGAATTAAAAGAAGGTATTGACTCAGGTGTTAAGAAAGTTATAGCTTATTTAGAAAAAACATCAAAAAAAGTAAAAGGTAAAAAAATTGACCAAGTGGCTACAATATCAGCCAATAATGACAAAGAGCTTGGGAAGATTATAGGAGAAGCATTTAGATTAGTAGACGAAACAGGTATTGTCATGATGGAAACAAACGAACAGCCTGAGACAGTAGTTGAGTTAATAGAAGGCGTGCAATATGATCAGCCCTTGAAAAACAACCACTTTATTACCAACAATGAAAAGGGCACGGCTGAACTTGAAAATCCGTTGATTCTAATTGTAGAGTCAGTAATACCCAACGTGCGGAAGATTCAGTCAGTTCTTGAACATGTAATAAAGACAGGTAAAAGTTTGCTTATAATAGCAGATGTTGACCCACAAGTAGTTTCAGCACTTTCAATGAACAAAGTAAAAGGAAACATAAAGGTTAACATTATAGATGCACCGGTTTATGGTATTAGTAAAAAGGATACTCTAAATGATTTATGCGCAGTTACTGGTGCTACACTTATTAATGAAGATCTAGGTGATGATATGGATATAATAAGTCCAGAGCATTTAGGTAGCTGTTTAAGAGTTATAACTAATCACGAGGAGACAATAATGAAGGTTGATTTATCTAATAATAAAGATGTTGAAGATATAACTAACTTATTAGAAACTCAAATAAAAGAAACTAAAAATCCAAATTTAATTATTAGACTAGAAAGACGTTTAGCTAAGTTAAAAGCTAAGGTTGCTACAGTTAAGATTGGTGCTAACTCTGAAATAGAATTAAAAGAAAAAAGAGATAGAGTAGAAGATGCTATTTGTGCTACAAAAGCTGCGATCAAAGAAGGTATAGTGCCAGGAGGCGGTATAGCTTTATTAAACGCTGCACAGCAATTAAAACCAATGTCAATGGGCGAAGAAGTACTTTATTGTGCTATTAAAGAACCTTATAAATTGATACTTAAAAATGCTGGCGTTGAAGATTATAAAACACCAGAAGTAAAAGGCATGGGATTGAATGTGGTTACAGGAAATACGGTTGATATGGTAAAAGCCGGAATTATAGATCCTTTGCTAGTTACTAAAAGTGCACTAATGAACGCAGCCTCAGTGGCCACAACAATATTATCTACTGATTGTGTTATTAACAATGTTAGAGCATGAAAGCAGTAGGTAAATTTATAGTTATAGATCCAGTCAAGGAAACTGATGTAACTACAAAAGGTGGTTTAATCTTAGCTGAAAAGCAAAGAGAAGATATTAGATATAGAAGAGCTAAGGTTATAGAACCTGGCTCTGAAGTATCTGTATTAAAAAAAGGTGATGAAATTTATTATGATAAATCAGCTGGATTTAATATTGAAATAAATAAAGAAGAATATAAAGTTATTAAAGAGTTTGATGTAGTTATTATACTATGAGAAAGTTAACTTCTGGGGATTTAAAAGAACTAGGTTTACTTAAACATTATAGAATAATTAGAAAATGGGCTTGTAAAACTAATAACTTAAATGATGCAGAATTAGAATTACTAATATATCTCGATGCTATAGATATGTTTACTAAAGATGATTTTATAAAAGGTACGTACTCATTCAGCTGGGATAACAGGCGCTGGAACAAGTTATTGAAACAAGGGTGGATTATAGTGTGGAGAAAAAGAAACCACACCACTCAAAAATATCATATATATAAAGTTTCCTATAAGTGCAAACAGCTGATAAGTCGCATGTACCGTATAATATTAGGCGAAGAAGATATGCCTACAAAAAAATTAGAAAAAAGTAATAGATATAGTTATAAAGTAATTACTAAATCAATAGATTACGTTAACAAAGACAAAACAAGATAATATGGCTTATAAACAACCTAAAAATACTCCTTTGCATAATGACGGTGCTTCAGCTGTCGGTATAATAGCAGGAATAGGTGCTGGTATTGCTAAATTAGCAACAGCAGCAAAAGCGGCTAAAGTAGCTAAATTAGCAGCAACAGCAGCAAAAGCGGCTAAAGCAGCTAAAGCTGGTAAAACAATTGCTACTGCAGCAAAAGCAGCTAAAACAGCTAAAGCAGCTAAATTAGCAGCTAAATCAACTAAACTAGCGAAAGCAGGTAAAACAGGTAAAGCTGCAAGAGTTTTGAAAAGGTCTGGAAAAGTAGCTGATAAGGCTAAAGCTATTGGTGAAAAAGCAACTAACAAGGCTTTAAATGCTGGAAAGAAAATGGAAGGCAAGCTTATGAAACAAGTTGATAGGCAAATGGGTAGAAGTCTTAAAAGTGGAGAAAAAGAATTAGCTAAAGCAGCAAAGTCTCAAGCAAAAGCTGATGGAACTTATTCACCGATTAAAGATGCAATAGGTAAGGCTAAAGACGGAATAAATAAAGGTTTTGACAAAGCTTCTGATATAACAGGTCAATCTGCAGATGATTTAAAAGCAAAAGCACTTCAACTTGGTATTAATCAAACTTCTAATTTAGTTCAAAAACAAAAAGCTAAAAACCAGTCATCACTTACAAAAGAAGATTTTCACCAATCGCTAGGTGTTACAGAAGAAGAGCCACAAATAGTTCAACAATCTTATCAACCAGAAGATAAGTCAAGCTCTTATAGCAACCCAACTGGAGCTTCAATGGTTAATAAAAAAAGTAACACAACAGTTCCAAAAGGATATTTATCTAGTCCTCCTGAAAATCAAAAAGCTCCTTCAACAAATTATCAAAGATTTTTTCAAAACTTAGCTAACAATAGTGTAAATGCCAACATAGGTGGTGTTAAAGTTAATGTAGGTCACTTAGGTTTAATAGCTGGTCATTTAATTGGAAAAGGCGTTGATGCTGTTAAAACAAAGAAAAGATTAAACGGTATTAAAAAACAAGATAAAATTAAAAACGAATCAGCTGCTAGAGCTAAAGAAGAAGTTGCTAATAAAAAAATAATGCAAGATATTGAAAATCAAGAAAACAATATTGCTAATAAAACTTTTAATAAAAAATAAAAATTATGCCAAGTTACGGAGAAAAACAAGCACCAGCAGGTAAAGTTCTACTAAATAAGTGCAAGCCTGTTGTAGGAACTAGAATTATGAAAAGTAATAATTCAACAATAACACCTGATCTAAAACAAATAGATAATATACCTTACAAAGGAAACGCAGTAATAAACGCAAATAGATAATGGATATGGAAGATTTGAAGTTGTACTTACTGAATGCGTCTTCTTTTACTCTAGCCACATTAAACTGGGTAGAGCCAATGTTAGAAATACTACTACTAGCTTTAACTATGGGTTATACTATTCATAAATGGCTATTGTTGCACAAAAAAAATAAATCATGAAAAATAATGACGGAGCATCACAAACTTATGAAGAGTTTTTAAATAGAAATGGTCTATTAAATGCTTACAATCAAAGAGCTGCAGAAGCAGAAGCTAAGACAAAGAGTGGAGGAGATTATTCATCGGCAATAATGAATTCAGATGGTACATACACAACGGTTGTAGATGATAGTACTGAGTTTCGAGCAAATAAAGCATTTAATAAATTTAATGCTGTAGCAAAAAAAAATACAAATCCTTTTGCAAACGCATCAGCTTTTAGAGCTAAAAATGCTCAAAATCAACTAGACAACTTAAATGTTGGTAATTCCGCTAGAATGGCAAGAGAAGCTGACAATGCTAGAGACGCTATAATAGACGGAAAAGGGGATACTCAAGAAGACTTAGCAGCAAATTCACAAACTATATCGCCTGTTGCAGGACCGCCTATGAGCAATGGAACTGGATCTGCAAGGCCAACGTTTAGCGAAAGAGCTTCAAAAAATATTAAAGAAATTAATAAAGGAGATTCTATAAAAAACATTTTATTTAAAAAGAAATGAGATTAGTAAAAGAAATTATAATACATTGCTCCGCAACTAGAGAGGGACAACAAGTTTCAGTAGATACTATTAGAGATTGGCATTTGGCCAAAGGTTGGAATAATATAGGTTATCATTTTTATATTGATTTAGACGGAACAATAAATAAAGGTCGTGATATTGATAAAATAGGTGCTCATTGCAAAGGTCATAATCGTAATTCAATAGGAATTTGCTATTGCGGTGGTGTTGAGACTGATGGTAAGACACCTAAAGATACAAGAACACAAAAACAGAAAGATAGTCTCTTAAACGTGCTTAAAACACTTAAAGCAATGTACCCAGAGGCAGTTATTTATTCACACAGCGAGTTTGCTAACAAAGCATGCCCGTCATTTGACGCAACAGAGGAGTATGAAAATATCTGAAAACACAGAATTTAAAATAGATGTAAAAACAGTAATAGGTATAATCATGTTAACAACTACTTTAGTTGGTATGTATTATTCACTGCAAGATGATATTGACTTAGCTAAAAGGTTACCACCAACAGAAGTTAAAAGATTAGAGTATGATTTAAAAGAGCAATGGAATCATGCTAATATAGAAGATCTAAAAGAAAGAGTTGACATGATGGAACAGATGGGTGATATACTATCTGAAGAGATTAAAGTTCTTTCTACACTAGTTAAAGATGGTACAAAGACTGATGGCAAGTTAGATGAGTTAGCTAAACAAGTTTTAGCATTAAAATCAAAAAAACGTAGATAATGGAAAAAGAATATAAACCTCACATGATGTATAAAGACTGTAAAGAAGTAATGGCTAAAACTATGAAAAAACATCTTTCTTTAAAGAAAAAAGGTTATGATCACAAAAAATCTAAAGACTGTAAAAAATAATGGGAAAAATTAGTCCAGCTTGTAAAGCAGCAGCAAAAAAGAAATTTAAAGTATGGCCAAGTGCTTACGCTAGTGGTTGGGGCGTCCGATGTACAAAAGCTGGTGGCCCTGGCAATTATGGTGGTGGATCTAAACTTAAGAAACGTGGGAAAGATTAAAGGAGGCGGAACTAGTAAAGTTTGCCTGCCTGCTTCTAAGGTAAGATCAATGAGTACTGCTGAAAAAAACAAAGTAGTTAACGCTAAAAGATCAGCTGCAGCTTCCGGAAAATACAAAAGATCGAGTTCATCTAACGTTAAAGGTGCTCGTAAAAAAGGAGCTACACTTAGAGATTGGTTTGAAAAAGAAAACTGGATAAACGTAGCTACAGGTACACCTTGTGGCGGTGGTTCAAAAAAGCGTAATAGAAAAGATGGTGCTTCAATGAAAAAATCAACCCCTTGTTGGAATGGCTTTATAAAAAAAGGCATGAAGAAGAAAGGTAATAGGATGGTTAACAACTGTGTTAAAGCAGATGGTGCTAGTGCAGCTGATCCTAGAAAAACTATAGGCAAAGGTAAGAATTTTAATAAAGCTAATCCTACAGGTACAGGAGGTAAAGCTGGTGGTGGTATGACGCAAAAAGGTGTTAATGAATACAAGCGTAATAATCCAGGTAGTAAATTAAAAACAGCTGTCACAAAAGATCCGTCAAAGCTGAAACCAGGAAGTAAAGAGGCTAATCGTAGAAAATCATTTTGTGCTAGATCAAAAAGCTGGAAAGGTGAAAGAGGATTAGCAGCTAGAAGAAGATGGAACTGTTAAATTAAATAAAAATGAAATCAAGAGGTTTAGGCGATAGCATAGAAAAGTTTACAAAAGCAACAGGTATAAAAAGAGTTGCAGATATGATACCAGGCGGTTGCGGTTGTGATGATCGTAAGCAGTGGTTCAATAATAATTTTCCTTATAACATGAATAAAAAATAAAACAATGGGATATAAAAGTGACGCACAAAGAAAAGCTGTTCATGCTTCAAAGGCCGAACAAGGAGCTTCTAAAAAGTTTCCAGAAATAAAGAAAAAGAACGAAGGTAAATTCACTGCATGGGTAGAAAAGAATATGGGTGGTATGGACACTTGTAAAGCTGCTAGCAAAGTAATGAGATCTAAAACAAAAAAATACTCTTCAGCTGTAGTTAAAATGGCTAACTACGCTAATAACTTTGGTTGTAAGACTAAGAAAGATGGAGCTAGTTTTAATCCTAAGTTAAAGAAAGCAGTGGCTGATGGAAAAATAAAAGGTAAGTTTGCTGAAAAAATAATGTCTTCTGATGGAGCTTCATTAAGTGCAAAACGTGCAGCTAAAAAAGTAGCTTCAGGTCAATTACACAAAAAAATGAGTCCAGCTGAAAAGCTAGAAGCTATAAAAAATAAAAGTGCAAGATTTACTGTAGGAGTAAAAGAAGGCACTCCTATGAAAAAGAAAAAATAATATGAGTAAATTAGGTAAAAATAAATGCAATAGACTTTGGAAAAATTGGGCTAAAGATTATGGCGAACAAGCTAGTAAAAGTAAATACGCTTATTATTGTAATGGGAAAGATATAGTTCCTCGTACACAGAAAAACAGTGATGCTGATGTTTACGATAGTGATGAACAAATGAAAGCTCAAGAAAATAATAAAAAAAAGACTAAAAAATAAATAATGGGTTTTAAACTAAAAGGTGCACCATACGATAAATCTAACATGAACATAGCTGTTTACAAAAAAGATTTAAAAGACGGATCTATTGGTAAATCAAACCACACTGGTATAATAGTACAAAGTGGTATTAGCCCAGAAGAAGAGCAGCATGTTATAGCCCATGAAAAAGTTCACCAAGAGCAGCAAGCTAAAGGTGATTTAGATTATGATAAAGATAATTTTTATTGGAAAGGTAAAACTTATCCTAGAGCAAATTTAAACGAACACAACGAACAATTACCTTGGGAGAAAGAAGCTTACAAGGCTAGTGAAAAATCAAGGAATAAAGAATCAGAAGAAATGGGATCAACAAAATTTAAATTAAACGGCTATAGAGGTAATAAAAAACCCTTTAGTCAAATGACAAGTAGAGGATTAATAGGAGCTTCTATGAATGATACTGATGGTTATAGTCAGCCTGATTATGGTTCTTCAATGGATAACACTATTGATATGAGTGCTGGCGATGACGTAATGCAAGAAGAAGACAAAAACAAACCTGTTTTGGAATATAATAAAATGAATCCTGGCAATGACCCATCGATGATTAATAATCCATTAACGGCTAATGACCCTTCAATGGTTAATGACCCGTCTATGGTCGATGATATTAGGTCAAACGCCTCAAAGTTAAATTACGGAGCATCTGAAGAGTCAACAAAGGTTAAATACAAAGATAAAAAAACTGGAAAAGTTTCTATATTAACAAAAGATAGTAGTGGTCGTTTAACTAAAAATGGCCAACCAGTAACAGCTAACAAAGATCAAGTTCCTTATAATCCGGGAACAAGTAAAGAGTCTAATACACAGAAATTAGCTAGGTTGAAAAAAGAAAAGAAAAATGGATAAAAAGTTTAAGGATACTAAAATAGGTATTTTTTTAAAAACAAAAGCACCTAAAGTTTTGCAGCTGCTAGGTAATGTATTACCAGACAAAGGGACGCTTGGTGTAGTAAAAAATCTTATATCAAGTGATAATAAGATTAAGGCAGTTGATAAAGAGCAAGCTATGAAGCTTATAGAGCAAGACATAGCTGAAATGAAAGAAGTCTCTAGCAGGTGGAGAAGCGATATGAAAAGTGACTCATGGCTTTCTAAAAATACACGCCCGCTAGCTTTAATATTCTTAACAGCCTCAGCGGTATTAATGATGGCTGTAGATTCTTTTCATTTACAATTTGATGTAGATGAAGCTTGGATAAACTTATTAAAAACATTACTGGTAACAGTTTACGTAGCATACTTCGGAAGTCGTGGTGCTGAAAAAATAACAAAAATAAACAAATAAAAATGGCATACAACAACTGGGAACCTACATTAAATGGTTTAGAAGGAAACACAATGGCACAACCAAGAGTTTTTGGTCATGATGCTAAAGCAATAGTAATAGGAGCTATAGATAATTCAAATCCTAACATATTTACAAATTTCACAGCAGGTACTGAAGGTTATAGTAACTTAACTGGTATAGCTACAACCGGTGGTGGTGGTTCTGGATTGACAGTTAATGGAATATCAGTAGGAGAAATATGTGCTCTTGTTGGTGGTTTGACAATTACTACCGCAGGAACTGGATATAGTGCTGGAACATCCGTAGTTTTAACTGGCGGATCTGGTACAGGAGCTAAGGCTAACGTTAGTGTTAATGCTGGTGTTATAGACGCTATTAATATATCTGACTTAGGAAGTAAAGGTTATATAGTAGGTGATGTATTAACAGTAAGTGGAGGTAATGAAGACGCGACTGTTACAGTAGCTGGTTTATTATTAACTGGAGCAACTGTTTCTGCACCAGGAAGCGGGTATACTCTACCAACTCTTGCTTCGCCTCAGACTATAACTCTAGCTGATGGAGTAGGAGCAGGTGTTTTACCAACTTTTAAACTAGCTCAAGATGTAGCTATAAACATACCAAATACACAAGAAAGAGGATGTGTAGTATATAATGGAAACGCAGAACAAACAGTTTCTTTAATTACTGAATCTGGAGGAGCGGCAGTAAGTTTTCCATTATGTCAGCCAGGTAAAACAGTAGGTGATAAATCACCTGTATTAGCAAAAAGAATAACTGCAGGTAGTAATTTAGTTGCAGTGTATTAAGTAAAACAAACAAACAATCAAATCAAATAAAATGGATAAAATAACACAAGAACAATTAGATGTAGTTTTAAAACATCAAACAGAAGTAAGTAAAATAGCTTATGAAATAGGAGTGCAAGAACATCAAAAACACCTTTTAATAAAAGGGCTAGATAAGCTTAATGATGAAATTATAGAATATAAAAAAGTTTTAGAAGCTGAGTATGGTTCAATAAATATAAACCTAGAAGATGGATCTTATACTACCATTGAAAAAGAAGTAGAAGAACTAGAGGATGTCAAAGAAGATAAGAAAGATTAGTATAGGGGCTGATTACAAAAACGAAGCCATGCATTATGCTACTGGTCAAGAAGTATATGGCAAACACATTATTAGTGATATTCTTTTTGAAGACAAAGATCAATCGTATAATATATATATAAGCAAAAACGATGAAGTCTTGCCTTGGAAAAAGTTTAATGCTAATATGGCTGTTTCGGTAGAGTATGATCTTAAGTATTGATGAAAAGCTTGTATAGCTTTATCGTAAAACCTTTAAATGAAAGATACGATAATGTAAAAAATATAGATAATAAAAAACTTATTATCAACACAGGTATTGAAGATCATCAATTTATTAGTAAAAAAGCAGTTGTAGTTTCTACTCCAGCTGCTTTTAAAAGTAAAGTAAATATAGGAGATGAAGTTTATATTCATCATAATATATTTAGAAGATGGTATGATCAAAAAGGAAGAGAGCGAAATAGTTCAACTTATTTTAAAGATGATCTTTATTTTGTTTCACCTGATCAAATCTATATGTATAACTTAAAACCACATTTAGATTATTGCTTTATAAAACCAATTTTAAATACCAGTTTCTTAGAGAATAGAAAAGAACAACCTAACTTTGGTATAGTAAAATATACTAATATTGCTCTAGAAGCGCTAGGAATTACTCCTGAAACACTTATTACGTTTACCCCAAACTCTGAATTTGAGTTTATTATAGATGGTGAACGACTCTATTGTATGAAATCAAATGATATAGCCTTAACCCATGAATATAAAGGAAACGAAAAAGAAAATAATCCAAGCTGGGCAGAAAGCAGTTGAAGAATTAATTAAAGTAGCAAAAGAAAAGATTGTAGACTCAGACGACGATGTAAGCGCTGACAGATTAAAAAATGCTGCTGCAACGAAAAAATTAGCAATATTTGATGCTTTTGAAATACTAACTCGTATACAAATAGAGGAAGATATTTTAAATGAAAAACCTAAAGAAGTTAAAGATCAAAAGACTTTTAAAGGCTTTGCTGAAGGGAGAAGCAAATGAGTTACGAGCAAACTCTTTGGAAAGAGGTTAAAGATTTAGTTAACCCTAAAATATTAAAGAAACAAAATCGTTTCAAAAAATGGGAGTATGGTTATAACTCTGATTATGATTTCATAGTAATAAGTAAAACTGGACAAATTGGACAAATCATTGAAATACAAAATCTCAAAATTGCTTTACCAACAACAAATGAACCGTTTAAACGAAGCGATAACAAAACGGAACAACATTGGGAAAAAGCAAAATACCCAAAAGAGCTAAGTAGAATTAAATCTAGATTTGACTGGGAAGATTATGACACTGAATTTAAAGAAGAGTGGTATGATTATATCGATAAAGAATTTACAAGAAGGGATCAAGGATTTTGGTTTTATAATAAAGGTTTACCTACTTATATTACTGGTACTCATTACATGTACTTACAATGGTCAAAGATCGACGTTGGAGCGCCAGACTATAGAGAAGCAAATAGATTATTCTTTATATTTTGGGAAGCATGTAAAGCAGATGACAGATGTTACGGGATGTGCTACCTTAAAAACAGAAGGTCTGGATTTTCATTTATGTCGTCAGCAGAACTTGTTAACCAAGCGACGATATCGAGTGATGCCAGATTCGGTATATTATCTAAATCTGGATCAGATGCTAAAAAAATGTTTACAGATAAAGTCGTGCCAATATCCGTTAACTATCCGTTTTTCTTCAAGCCGATCCAAGACGGTATGGATCGTCCTAAGACAGAACTGGCGTATAGGGTTCCGGCTTCAAAACTTACTAGAAGAAAGCTTGAGAGTAATGAGCAATTAAGAGAACTTGATGGACTTGATACAACTATTGATTGGAAAAATACTGGTGACAACTCTTACGATGGTGAGAAATTAAAATTATTAGCACACGACGAAAGCGGAAAATGGGAAAGACCGGACAACATATTAAACAATTGGCGAGTTACAAAAACAACACTAAGGCTAGGATCAAGAATCGTAGGCAAGTGTATGATGGGCTCAACTTCAAACGCGTTAGATAAAGGTGGAAACAACTTCAAAAAGTTATACTATAATTCAGACGTTACAAAAAGAAATAGAAACGGACAAACTTCTTCTGGACTCTATTCTATGTTCATCCCTATGGAATGGAACTACGAAGGATTCATGGATTCTTACGGATCACCTGTTTTCATTAGAGAAAAAAATAGCATCAAAGGAGTTGACGGTTATGACATTACAACAGGCGTTATTGAACACTGGGAAAATGAAGTTGAAGGATTAAAAAATGATCAAGATAGTTTAAATGAATATTACAGGCAATTCCCAAGAACAGAGCAACACGCTTTTAGAGACGAGTCGAAACAGTCTATATTTAATTTAACAAAAATATATCAACAAATAGATTATAACGAAGAAATTAATAATTTAAGTAGAGTTTCTAAAGGTAATTTTCAGTGGATTAACGGTGTTAAAGATACTAAAGTTTCTTTTTACCCTAACAGAAACGGAAGATTTTTAGTTTCATGGGTGCCAAAAATTGAGTTACAAAATAGAGTAATTATTAACAATGGCATTAAATACCCTGGAAACGAACATATTGGCGCTTTTGGTTGTGATAGCTACGATATATCAGGAACTGTAGACGGCAAAGGTTCTAATGGAGCATTGCATGGCTTAACTAAGTTTAGTATGGAAGACGCGCCTCCTAACCACTTCTTCTTAGAATATATATCAAGACCACAAACGGCAGAGATATTTTTTGAAGATGTACTAATGGCTTGTGTATTTTATGGTATGCCAATATTGGCTGAAAACAACAAACCTAGATTATTATATTATTTTAAACGTAGAGGTTATAGAGGTTTTTCAATTAATAGACCTGACAAAGTATGGAATAAGTTATCTACAACAGAAAAAGAAATTGGTGGAATACCTAACTCAAGTGAGGATATAAAGCAAGCACATGCCGCTGCTATAGAGTCTTATATAGAAAGTCATATTGGATATTCAAATGAAGAATATGGTGATATGTTTTTTCAAAAAACATTAGAGGATTGGGCTACTTTTGATATAAATAACAGAACAAAGCATGATGCTTCTATAAGTTCCGGTTTAGCTATTATGGCTTGTAACAAAAATAAATATACACCGGTATCTACAGTTATTAAAACAAAAATAGACTTAGGTATAAAAAAATATAATAACGAAGGAAGTTTATCTAAAATAAAAAAATAAATGCAAATACAAACTTATAATGGCAGTTCATTCCCAGACCAGGTTGTACCTGACGAGGTTAAAGAAAGTTTAGACTACGGCAGGCAGGTTGGTAGAGCGATTGAAGGAGATTGGTTTAGCGGAACTAGATCCGGAGTATCAGGTAGATTTAATACTAATTATAACAATTTTAGAAATTTAAGACTATATGCTAGAGGCGAACAGACTGTGCAGAAATATAAAGATGAACTAGCTATTAATGGTGACTTGTCTTATTTAAACTTAGATTGGAAGCCAGTGCCTATTATACCTAAATTTGTAGATATAGTTGTTAATGGTATGGATGGTAAGCTATATGATATAAAAGCATATGCTCAAGATCCACAATCAATAAAAAAAAGAACTCAATATGCTGAAACTTTATTAAGAGATATAGAAGCTAAAAAACTTATAGATAAAATAAAGAGTGTAACTGGCATGAATATGTATTCAACGTCTAATCCAGAAGATCTTCCTCAAAATAAAGAAGAACTAGACGTTCATATGCAATTAACTTATAAGCAGTCAATTGAAATAGCTGAAGAAGAAGCTATAAATAATACTTTAACTTTTAATAAGTATGAATTAACTAGAAGAAGAATGGCTGAAGACTTAGTGATACTAGGTGTCGGAGCTGTTAAAACTTCTTTTAACTTATCAGAAGGTGTTACTGTAAAATATGTTGACCCAGCTGATTTAGTTTACTCATATACGGATGATCCAAACTTCCAAGACATATGGTATGTTGGTGAAGTTAAATACATAAGTTTAAATGAGCTTAAAAAAGAATTTCCTTATTTAAGTGAAGAAGACTTAGAAAGAATACAACAATACCCTGGAAGTTCTAGTTACAATTATCAATTCAATGGAAGACAAGATAATAATAGTGTAGCTGTTTTATACTTTGAATACAAAACTTATCAAAATCAAGTTTTTAAAATAAAAGAAACTGCAACAGGTTTAGAAAAAGCAATTGAAAAGCAAGACACTTTTGATCCACCTAAAAATGATAATTTTGATAGAGTCTCTAGATCAATAGAGGTGTTATATCAAGGAGCAAAAATACTAGGGCACGATATGATGCTTAGTTGGAAACTAGCTAAAAATATGGTAAGACCAGATTCAAATTTAGTTAAAGTAAATATGAATTACAATATATGTGCTCCTAAAATGTATAAAGGACGTATAGAATCACTAGTTAGTAGAATGACTGGATTTGCAGATATGATTCAATTAACTCATCTGAAGCTACAGCAAGTTCTAGCTAGAACAGTTCCAGATGGAGTTTTCTTAGATGTAGATGGTTTAGCAGAGGTTGATTTAGGTAATGGAACAAATTATAATGCTGCTGAAGCTTTAAATATGTATTTCCAAACAGGTAGTATACTTGGAAGATCAATGACTCAAGATGGTGGAGCTAATCCTGGTAAAGTACCAATACAAGAATTACAGTCAGGATCTGGAGGAGCCAAAATGCAGGCTTTGATACAAACTTATCAATATTACTTGCAGATGATGAGAGATGTTACTGGACTTAATGAAGCTAGAGATGGTAGTCAACCAAACAAGGATTCTTTGGTAGGTCTACAAAAGCTAGCTGCTGCTAATTCAAATACAGCTACTAAACATATAGTTCAAGCTAGTTTATATCTTTCAGCTAGAACATGTGAGAATATTTCTTTAAGAATAGCTGATATGTTAGAATTTCCTTTAACTAAAGAAGCTTTAAAATCAAGTATTAGTTCTTATAACGTAGGTACATTAGAAGATATGAAGAATTTAAATATGTTTGATTTTGGAATATATTTAGAATTAGTTCCTGACGAAGAAGAAAGAGCTCAATTAGAGCAAAACATTCAAATAGCTCTTCAATCACAATCTATAAACTTAGAAGATGCTATAGAAATAAGAGATATTAAGAATTTAAAATTAGCTAATCAATATATTAAAATAAAAAGAAAACAAAAAGCTGCTGAAGATCAACAAAAAAGTCAAGCTAATATACAGGCTCAAGCTCAAGCAAATGCTGAATCAAGTGAAAGAGCTGCATTAGCTGAAATGCAAAAACAGCAAGCTTTAGCTGAGACAACTTTGCAAATAGCAAAAGGTAAGTCTGAATTTGATATTAACAAAATGCAACAAGATGCAGAGTTAAAAAAGCAAATGATGGAAATGCAATTTAAATTCGACAAAGAATTAAAACAAATGGAAGTAAATAGGCTTTTTGATAAAGAGAAATTAATAGAAGATAGAAAAGATACGAGAACTAGGATTGAAGGAACACAGCAAAGTGAAATGATAAACCAAAGAAACTTAAATTTACCACCTATAGATTTTAAACAAGGTGGTGGAATGCAAGACTCTATGCCAGAAGGAATTTTAGAGTAATTATTAATTATTATATTATATTATGTCAGAAGAAATAAAAGAAACGGCCGGAGGTGAGTTAACTCAAGGCGAGTTTAAAATCAAAAAACAAGTTAAAAAATTAACACAAAAAGATACTCCAATAAAAGTAAATTTTAATAAAGAAAATAAAGAAGAAGAAGTAGAAAGTAAAGACACTGTATTAAAAGTAGATTTAAAAAAAGAAGAATCAAAAGATGCTATTATACAAGAAATTACTGAAACTAAAGAAGTAAAAGAAGAAGTAAAAGAAGAAGTAAAAGAAGAAGTAAACTTAAAGCTACCTGAAGGAATAAATAAACTTATAGAGTTTATGCAAGAAACTGGTGGAACTGTAAAAGATTATGTTAGACTAGATACTGACATTTCTAGTGTTGACGAAAACACTTTATTAAAAGAATATTATAAAAGTACTAAACCACATCTTAACATTGAAGAAATTGATTTTATAATGCAAGATCAATTTGGAGTTGATGAAGATCTGGATGAAGAGCGAGATATAAAGAAAAAGAAACTCGCCTTTAAAGAAGAAATTGCAAATGCCAAGAGTTTTTTGGAAGACGCTAAGGAAAAATATTACGAAGATATCAAGTTGAGACCTAACGTAACCCAAAGTCAACAAAAAGCAACAGAATTTTTCAATAGATACAATAAAGAACAAGAAAAAGCAAACACACAACAGCAAGAGTTTATTAATTTAACTAACGAATATTTTTCTGAAGATTTCAAAGGTTTTGAGTTTAACGTAGGAGAAAAGAGGTTTAGTTATAATGTTAATAATGCTCAAGAGTTAGCCAATAAACAAGCTAAATTATCAGACTTCACTAAGATGTTCTTAAATGAAGATGGTTCAATAGCTGACTATAAAGGTTACCACAAAGCTATGTTTGCTGCTAGAAATGCCGATACAATAGCTAAACATTTTTATGAACAAGGTAAATCCGATGGAATTAAAGATATAGTTAATAAGTCTAAAAATATAGAAACATCATCAAGGCCTCAAAACAATGGTGATATTTTTATTGGAGGAATGAAAGTAAAAGCAATATCTGGCGTTGATAGTTCTAAGTTGAAAATACAAACAAAAAATAAAAACTAAAAACTAAAATTATGAGTTTATCAGGTGGGAGTTTTCCCGCGTCAATAGTGCCTTCTCAAGCGAGAATGGCATTGCAAAGTAATTTTCTAGAGTTCAATACTGGAGCTGGAAAAGATTTTGCACAACAATATCTACCTGAGCTTTACGAAGCAGAAGTAGAAAGATACGGAAACAGGACTTTGTCTGGTTTCTTGAGAATGGTAGGAGCTGAAATGCCTATGACTTCTGATCAAATTATTTGGTCTGAACAAAATAGATTGCATATCGCATATAAAGGTGTTACACAACCTATCAACGGCGCTGCTGGGGTATTTAAAGTAACTCCATCTTTAGCTGCTCCAAATACTACTACTAGTATTGCTGTTAGAAAAGGACAAACTGTTCTTTTATCTGACCAAGCTACTGGTTTAGTAACTGCTAAAGTTTACGTTGTCAATGTATTTGATGCTGTAAACGCTGGTGGAAATCCAGTACTTAACGGAGAATCTGATGCTTTAAGTTTCACATGCTCACCTTACGGATCTGACACTTTACCTGCTGCCTTAACAGCTAACACTGGAGTTAATATGTTCGTTTATGGTTCTGAATTTAAAAAAGGTGATACTGGAATGGAAGGTTCTATTGAGCCATCTTTCACTCAGTTTTCTAACAGACCTGTAATTATCAAAGACAAGTACGAAATCAATGGTTCTGATACTGCTCAAATTGGGTGGGTTGAAGTTGCTACTGAAGACGGAACATCTGGATATTTATGGTATCTAAAGGCTGAGTCTGAAACTAGACTACGTTTTGAAGATTATCTTGAAATGATGATGGTTGAGGGCAAGAAAGCTCCGACTGGAACTGTATTAAGAACATCAGGACTAGAAGGTACTGAAGGTATGTTCGAAGCTATCGAAGCAAGAGGAAATATTTATTCTGGATTTGCTGGTGCTGCTGCTCCTGGAGCTGGTGCATTAGGAGATTTTGATGAGATCCTTAAAAACTTAGATAAGCAAGGTGCTATTGAAGAAAACATGTTATTCTTATCAAGATCTACGGCTCTTGATTTTGATGATATGATTGCTGCTATGGCAGGTGGAGGTTTTGCTTCTACAGCTTCAGCTTCTTATGGTTTATTTGATAACGAACAAGAAATGGCATTAAACTTTGGATTTTCAGGATTCAGAAGAGGTTCTTATGACTTCTACAAGACTGACTGGAAATATCTAAATGATGCTACGACTAGAGGATTAGATAAGGCTATTGATGGTGTTTTAGTTCCTGCTGGAACTTCAACAGTATACGATCAAATGCTAGGTTCTAACATTAGACGTCCTTTCTTACATGTACGTTACAGAGCTTCTGAAACTGAAGATCGAAGATTCAAAAACTGGATTACTGGTTCAGTTGGAGGAGCTTACACTTCTGATTTAGATGCAATGTCTGTACATTTCTTATCTGAAAGATGTTTAGTTACACAAGCTGCTAATAACTTCGTGTTATTCAAAGGAGCATAATTAATAATTAACATTTAAAAAAATAAGAAAATGGGTTTAATAAATATCATACCACAAGATTCACTTCCTGAAAATCCAGGAGTGAATGAATTAATAGATTCTGGAACAAGTGCATTATCAGTAGCTGTGGGTACTGTTACTCTTGGAACTAATACTATTGTTTACACAGCCACAACAGGTACATTACCATCTGCTCAAGAAATTTTTGATCTATGGGCGCCAGTTGCTGGGGCTGCTAACGGAGCCGCTGGCCCCGCTGTAGTGGCACCAAGAATAATTGCTAGCAATGGTGATGTTCTTTATCCTACTGTTTCGTAGGACATAAAAATAACAAGATCCCGCTTCGGCGGGGTCTTTTTTAATTATTATATTATATTATATTATGAAAAATACAAAGAAAAAACCTACAGCAGTAGCTGTGGAAACAGTTGAAAAGACTGTTGAAACTCCTAAAGTAAAAAAAGATACTTGGGAATATAAAGATAGAAACTATTACTTAGTAGGTAACCAAGAACCTTTAACATATACATTACCTAGTAAGCATAATAGAAAGTATCCTTTAGTATGGTTTGATCCAAAAAGAGGTTATGAAAGAGAATTAAGATACGCTACCAATCAAGAAAGTATATTTGTAGACGAGCAAAAAGGTCAAGTTACTCTAAAGCATATTGTTTTTGAAATGGGGCATTTAATGGTTCCAAAAGAAAAAAGAAATTTACAAGAATTTTTATATCATCACCCTCACAAGTCTTTAATATTTGCAGAATACGATTCTGAAGTTGAAGCTGTTGATGATGTAGATCAATTAGAAATAGAATTACTAGCTATGAATGCTGCATCAGAAATGGAAGTTGACTTCGCTGAAGCTATATTAAGAGTAGAGATTGGATCTAAAGTATCTTCTATGAGTTCTAAAGAACTTAAAAGAGATTTGCTACTATTTGCAAGAAAAAATCCTTATCTTTTCATTGAGTTAGCTAATGATGATAATGTTCATCTTAGAAATATTGCTATTGTAGCAGTTGAAAAAAGCATTATAAAACTAAGCGGTGATAATAGATCATTTTCTTGGGGATCTAATGATAGAAAATTAATGACAGTACCTTTTGATGAAAACCCTTATTCAGCAATGGCTGCGTGGTTTAAAACAGATGAAGGCTTGGAGGTTTTTAAATCTATAGAGAAAAAACTAAAATAACAAGTGATAATAGTATAAG